TGCCGTCCGTTGTCTTTTCGATGAGGATCTCGCCCTCGATGTCGAAGAACATTTTGGTCGGGGCGTGCGCCAGGGCGAACGACAGGTAGGCGGTGTCATCATTTTTCCATTTAGTAGATACGTTTCGTTCATTCATTCGTCTGTTGCCTTTGCAATCTCTGCGCCCAGTGCGGCATAGCCGATGATGTCGCGCCAGTTATCGGCGCGTCTGGGTGCGTGAATAGTTCTGACAATCTTGAGGTCGATCAGCATCAGGATGACTTCCTCGGCGCTGACATCGACGCCAAGGATATTTGCCCATCGGTCTGCGATCTTATGGAATTGCTTTGCCGCGTCACCATGCTGCGCGGCGCGTGTCTCTGTGATGAGTTCGTCGGCTTGCGCCAGGATGTCGGAGCGGTTCACTGGTTAAAACCTTTTGCCAAATAGAATGCGAGCAGCGCCGCCTCGGCCCGGCCGTCGTCTTTTACGCGGGACCATTGATCTGCATAGTCTGGGAATAATTGCGTGGCGCGTCGGCGACTCTCGCCCTTGTCGGACGACAGGTGCATGGCCGACTTCCACCGCTGCGGCGTGACGCGGGTGAGGGGAATGCGAAGCGCACTAACGACGCCTTCGACGGCGCCATACGACCTGCCAAAGTTAAACATCGACGTGACGCCTTGACCCGGCATCGCGCTGACCTGCTCGAGGATTAGATGATCCGGTTGATGATTTGCGATGATAGTTGCCATCTGCACCGCGTCGACTTCGCGTCGGATCTTCTTGCCTTTGGTAACAGCGAAGGTCGGCATATCATAGGTGGCGATGACGCCATCAAAGTAATGAGCGATCGCGCCACTGAGGCCGGGGTCGATCCCGATCACGCCGCTCATGCTGTCTGACCCGCAAGCTGGGCGATCCGCTTGAGCCGATCGATGGCGTCAGCGTCACGCTGCGGCAGATACTGGGTCAGGATGTCGTCGGCCAGTTGCGTCATCGACAAACCTTCTCTGGCCGCGACTTTTTTTAGCGCGGCGTGTGTCGAAGCCGATAACCAGAGTTGGGTTTGGATCTTTTTTGCCACGTCAAATTCCTAGATGTTGTGTGTGGGTCCGTTTGAGAACTGTACATCTATGGACGAGGACGATTTTTTTGTCAAGAACCGACTTGTACTATTTTAGTACCATTTGGGTACTTGACAGTGATGGTACAAGATTGGTACAAGATGGGCATACCGAGAGAGGAGCGATTAAATGTCCATTGCATTTCAAAGATCAGACGTCGGGATGCACAAGGTGATTGTAAACTTTCACCAGGTTGGCTGGCTGTTCAGCAGTCGCAAGGGATGGATCTTCAAGCCGCACTTCAGCCAGACAATATCTGAAGAGATCGTGCAGAAGATCAACAGCCGTAAAAATCTCCGGCTGAAGGAAATTAAAGAGATCGTCGTTTTGGCATTTTCAAATTAAGGGTGACCGATCGTGGCACAGCACAATGGTAAGTTCGTAGCATATTACAGGGTCAGCACCTTGCGGCAGGGACAGTCAGGCCTCGGCCTCGATGCCCAGCGCAAGACCGTGGCTGAATATCTGAACGGCGGGAACTGGTCATTGGTCGAAGAATTTGTCGAAGTCGAAAGCGGATCTGGCAAAAAGCACCGGCCGCAATTGGAAGCAGCGATCGCCGCCTGTAAGAAACACAAGGCAACATTGATCGTCGCCAAGCTCGATCGGTTATACCGCAATGTTCACTTTGTCACCAAGTTGATGGAAGATCGTATCGACTTCATCTGCTGCGATATGCCTGAAGCGAACAAGCTGACGATCCATATCCTGGCGGCCGTCGCCGAGCATGAGCGCGAGGTTATTTCGGAGCGTACAAAGGCGGCCTTGGCCGCCCTCAAAGCGCGGGGCGCGGAACTCGGCTCACCAACCCCAGAGATCGGCAGTAAGGCCGGGAATAAGGTAAAGGTTCAAAAGGCCGACAAATATGCTTCTAACGTTAAACCTATTATTTCTTCACTGATTGAAAGCGGTGCTGCTACAACACTGCGCGAAATTGCGAGAGCATTGCAGAACAGGGGCATCAAGACACCGAGGGGCGGCGAGGTGTGGCATCCGTCACAGGTGTCAAATATAATGAAAAGGGGGACATGATATATGCATCACGATGTGCCTAAACGGAACAGTGCTGTGTATTTCCAGAGCGAATGCACCCGCATCACCGTGCCGATGGTTTGCTTGGACGATATCCACTCAGCCGCAATCATCCTACGAAAACTTGCTGACGATCTGGCCGAGATCGCTGCACATGAGCAGCGGATTACGGCGAAGATCCTCGAGGCCAGAATGCACTGCACATGGGCCTCGATGGATCTGAAGCGCGGCAGCAAATACAAGGGCAAGACCACATAATCTTGTGGTAGAATAATCTCAACCGTTTGAGAAGTTGATTATCAATACTTGGGGGCAAGGCCTTGATAAAAATACAAGCATATCCGTTAAAGTCGCATAATTTATATTCAGATAAATCGACAGCAATATCAGCATGTTGTGCCTCGGCAAAAGGGGCAGATAAGGCTGTCGATCTGATGGATCTGCACCGCTACCGGGCGCAGTTCTGGCAAAAACTGCAAGATATGCAGGCCGATCCCACGCACTACTTCCATGACCACCCGTTCTGGGAAAGGTTCCGCGAGATCCGCGACCGCCTCTTTGAACTCGATCAACAGATCATCACCGGGCGGGTGCCGTCATGACCCACGATCTTCAAAAATTCACAGAGGCAGACCTTCGTGCCGCCTTGGCGTCACCTAACTACCCGCCGGCTAGTCGTTTAGAGATTGCGACCGAGTTGGCATATCGACTGAAAGATAATCACGTCCACAGTTCCACAAACCTACAGGAGCGAAAAATTAATGGTAGGTAAACTAACAGATGGTCGTCACGCATCATGTTCCGTGCTACCCGCAATCATGGGCGTATCGCCATGGTCAACGAGAAACGATGCATTGAACCGGTGCCTGATGGAGCGGGATGGCACCCCGATTGATTGGGAAGGCAACGAGGCCACGGGTTGGGGCAACCGCCTCGAGCCGGTCATTATGCAAGAGATGGCAGACCGTCTGGGGCTGGACGGATGGTACGAGCCAAAGCAGGGGTTCAGTCACCCGACGCTGCCGCTGGCCGCCAGCCTCGATGGGGTAGGGCATGCCAGTGGTCAGGTCATCAAGCATGACCCTGCCAATGGCATCTATGTCATTGGGGCCGACGCGGTCACGCTCAACAGCGACATTGTGATGGAGAGCAAGCTGACCCGCGCCGATGCTGAGTTGGTGCCGGCGCCGTTCCGTGGCCCGGTGCAGGTGCAGGGTTGCATGATGTGTACCGGGTTGTCGTATGCCGCGATCGGGGTGCTGTATGGCGGCGTCGAGTTGCGGATCTTCGTCTATCCCACCAACCCCAAGCTGATGACACAGATTGCCGACGCCGTTTTGGATTTCGAGCGGCGCTTGGAAGAGCGGGAATATTACCCCGCCGAGAGTTCAGCCGACTGCGATATTATCTGGCCGACAGTCGATAATAGCGAGCCGGTGATTAATCTGCCGGCCGCCATCGATGATGTCGATATTTTGGAACTGGTAGAGGCGCACCACGCCGCATCGCAGGCGAAGAAAGCGTGTGATGCCACTAAGGATGACGTTGAGTTGGTGCTGAAGGAACTGCTGGGCAACCATGAAACTGGTCGCATCGGCGACTACGAGGTGAAATGGCCGATGCGTCACTACCAGGCGCAACCTGAAAAAGTGACGCCAGCCAAGCCGGCTTATTCCAAGCGGCAGTCAACCCTCACGATCAAGAAAGTGTCCTGATATGTCGCCCAGAACTTTGAGAACTGTACAAGATACAGCGCGTCTGCTGCGACAGTTTCTTGTTGAATTACACACAAATCAGACCGTACCTGGCGCGTTCATGCGCCAGGACACGGCAGAGTTGGTCGTCATCGGTATAGCCGACGTGATGCTGTCGATGTGCGTTGATGATAGTGAACGTGAAGAGGGGCAGGGGTGATGGTCTTTTATTGGATCGGGTACGGCGCCGCTGTGGCATCGCGGTTCTTGATTAAGTACCTGTTGCCGTTTTTTGTGTTCATGGCCGGCGTAGTCGTTTGCTGGATCCTCGTGTTTAACGCCATCGATAAAAAGATGGCTGAGTGCAGCGAGATATACCAAGAGTGCGGCGGCGTGTATTGCCCTAAGGATGAAACGAAATGACCCCGCGCGAACAAATCATCGCCCTAATCGGTGAAGCCGCCCTCACCGCACTTGAATCCTCTGGCTACATCGTAAGGCCGCGAGAGGCGACGGATGGTATGGAGAAGGCTGCGGCAGTTTGCCTATATGAGCCGAACTTTCCGAGTGATGTGGAGCGCATCGACACCGCCATGACCGAAGCATGGGAAAAGGAACAGAACGATGACTGACCTCATATCCAAACTGGAAGCAGCAACGGAAGGCAGCAGGGAACTGGATCGGGAGTCCACCAATGACTGAGCAATGGCACCAGCCCGGCGAAAGCCCCCGCGATTGGACGGAAGATTTCGACCATGAGAACGGGGAATACCTGAACCGTTGCCAAGATTGTGGTGGGGATTTCTACGGTCACAAGCGCCGCCGCGAATGTAAGGAATGCACGACCCGCAATCTCGCCCTTGAGGGCATCGACCGCGCCGCACAGGCGGATGACCTGTTGAAGCCCAGAGACGACATAAGCGAATACGTGCAGCGGGCCGACATTGCCGCAGAGCGTGCCATAGAGCGTCGGAAAGCAATCTTAGACAGAACGCCGGAACAACAACCCACAGAGGAGAGTGTGCGAGAGATTGCAAGGTGGCTTCGACGCACACCTGATCTTGTGATGCAATTTGACGCGCTTCACCAAATCCGCTTCTCGAGCGCCGCCACCCTCCTCGAAACCCTCCTAGCCGAGAACAAGATGCTGCGAGAACGTGAAGCCACAATAACACAGATAGCGTATGACAAGGGCCGCGTAGATGCGTTGCCCTCTGGTCACGTTGTTGTTGAAGTCAATCAATACGAATTGCTGCGCGAGGAAGCACTCAGCCCCCATTACAACCCCGCCACATACGTCGCCGTGCGGAGGGAGCCGACAGATGCGGTTTTGGCGCGAGGGATAAGCCAATACGAGAACAGTACGGGCGGTGATCGCCTTCCTGACGCCGACGGCTCTGATTACAACATCATGCGGGACATCTACAAAGCCATGCTCACCGCAGCACAGGAGGGGGAGTGATGTTGTTCTTCATCCGCGTTAAATCGTTCAAGTGCGGGGATGACGGGGATTTTCATCTGCGCCCCGTTGGTGTGAGTTTTATCAGTCCATACGCCAGAAATGTTCGTGTCCATCCGAAAACCTTTGCAATGGTGACCCGGCGATGACTGACAGCACAGACAGCGACGAACTGGTGAGCGTGTCTTTCAGCAAACCCCAAGCGGCAATCATACACCCGCCCGCAACGGTGCTTGATCCATGTCCAGGTTGGCAGTTTATCGCCGATGCAAACACAGGTGTCTATCACCACTTGCCAACGCCGGAGTGGCTTCAAGAACAGACCGACCGCATCAAGGAGCTAGAGCGGTCGCTGCATGTGGCGCTCGCGGAAAAGAATATGATCGAAACCACGCTTGGCGAGGAGCGCACCGAAGCCGACACGCTGGCGGTGGCTGTTTTGGGGCTTATGGGGGATGGTGGGTTTAACGAAGCCCTCGCAATCGCAGAACGAAGGGTGTCCAGTCAGGAAACGTCCCCAATCTCAGACGGAGAAACGTGATGGAATGGCTTGGGTTTTTCATGGGCGAACTGACGCGGTGGTTTTTGCTTTCGGTGGCCGCGACGATGGGCGTATGGGCCGGGATAAAGCTGGCGACCATATTATTTGGCCCTATCAGGGTGAACACCACCAACATTCCGTCCGTTCAAAGACACGGAGACAGGCGCGATGAAATCCCCATTGCAGATCGGTGTGTCGCGTGTGGTTGGGACCGAAAGGAACACTCATACAACGGCGCTTGTTATGGGCTATGCGGTGAATTTCATCCGTCCGACAAGTCGCAAGGCGGTGACGCATGAGCGCCGGAGGCTTGCAGCGCATCCTTGATAAACAGGCGGCATTGAATGTGTTGCGTCCAGTGCGATGCCGGATTCCGGTGTCGAGTAATGTTGGTCAGAAACGGTTGGGAAATCGGAAATGCACATGATCAGCCTTTTCGATAAAACCGGAGTAATGGCGCGGCCCTGGGTTGATGCTGGATATGATGCAATCTGCGTTGATTTACAGCATGACGGCGACGAGGTGCGCGACGGCATCCGGTTTATCAAATCTGACATGAGAACATGGGTGCCTGATCGGTCTGTCGTTGAAGATGGCGTCGTATTCGTTGCCGCCTTCCCGCCGTGTGATCATCTGGCCGTATCAGGTGCGCGGTGGTTCGCTGGCAAGGGCCTTGGCGCTCTGGCTCACTCCATACAGCTATTTGAGCGGGCTGCATTTTGGTGCGAGTGGTTTGGCGCTCCGTACTGTATTGAAAACCCTGTCAGCACGATTTCAAGCTACTGGCGGAAGGCAGACCACACCTTCCATCCGTGGCATTATTGCGGGCTTGAGCGGGCCGATGAATACACCAAGAAAACGTGCCTTTGGACAGGCGGCGGTTTTGTGATGCCGCCACCACAACATCCCGACGATGTGGCCCCGGACGACCGCATTCACAAGGCTGCGCCTGGACCGGAACGGGCGAATTTCAGGAGTGCAACGCCTATGGGATTTGCCAGGGCGGTGTTTGAAGCAAACCGGCCTCAACGTGTGGCCGCTTACCGCATGAGAACACAAATGAACCCTGAATTACGTGCAATCGCACAGCTAGAAGGTGACATCTAAAACGAGCGAGGAACGGACAATGAGTGATGAATTAGAAGCGGCGGCAAAAGAGTTTTACGAGGCATCCCGGCGCAAGGTGTCAGGCCGACCACCATGGGATCGCCTAAACCCCAAAGACCCTTACGATATGGGGATGAAGCAGCGGGCATACGATGAGGCGAATAAAGCCCTGTCGTCTGTAGCCGAATAAACGAGGGCTAATTGATGGGCACAGAACAACACTGGCTGGCGGAATTAGATCAGTACGGCAACGCCAGCCTGATCGACGGCCCGCATCCTGACCGCGCTGGAGTTGAGCAAGCCGCGTATCTTCTTGAGCGCCTTGGCCTTAAGAAAGGCCGCCGCTTCGCCGCTGCCCATGTGTTGTTGTCCGAAGTCGAAGCTAAACCCCACGACACCAACGAGGACGCCTTGGCGACATTGAACGCCGCTGGGCTGCGTCCGTAAATGAGGGACCAGACGATGCGATGGACACCGAATAAAATTATAGGTTTATCTCTATGGCTGACATTTCTTGTCATGGTCATTCATCTTTTTGTAGCGCACTAACGAGCCTTTGGAGGGCATGAAATGAAACACGCAAGACCAGATTATAACCGCATCCAAGACCCTGCCGGGCTGATACCGGACAATGAGCCGGTGTTTTTGCTGCGTGGGCAAGATCAGCACGCGGCGGCAACTGTTCGGTTTTACGCTGATGCCGTGGAGGCCGCAGGAGGTGACATTGAAATTGTCACTCAGTCGCGCCGCCAAGCTGATGCAATGGACAGTTGGACGAAGCATAAAGCGCCAGATATGGCCGCAGATTAACGAGGCTCAGAGACACATGAACGAGAAAACAAAAACCACACTTTTATGCGCCTTGGCTGCTGCTGCGTTGTTCGCAATAGCGGTGCCGTTGGCGCTTCCGTAAACGAGCGTTTAAGCGGTCACGTTGTCGCACCGCAAGACAAGCCGACGACACATTCAATGGAGTTAGAACCCATGAGTACCAACATCGAAGCATTGATTAAGAAAGCTGGTGACGCCGACGACCCGTTACACGCGATGCAGTATGCACAGGCGGCGCTTAACGCTGCCAACGCCGAGCGCGTGATGGTCGACACGAAGCAAGCCGACAAGAAATAACAATCGCGGGCGGTGGTCGGTGACTGCCGCCCGTTTTGGAGCCTTAAACGACCCACAGATCCGCTTCGGCCTGACGCCGGCGCACAAGTCCGTTCAATCGCTGCCCCTTCGCAAACACCCACCGCATAAGCTGTTTCGGTGCCTGATCCAGATCGCCCCGATTAATCACCTTCCGCAGCGTTGAGATTTTCAGATTGGCAGGGCCACAGTTGAAAGCGAAGTCAATCAAGGCCGCTTCCTGATTATCATTCAGATCGACATCGATGTAAGCCCGCACAAATTTTTGTGATCGGGCAATATCTTGCGTCAAGTCAGCGTAAGCCTGGGCCACCGTAATGGCTGGATACTTATCCAGCGGCTCAAATATCACTGTGGAGAGCAATCTGCCATATCCTTGCGTCGGATACCCCACAGGATCGTGATATGGCTCTATCAGGGCTGTGGTCTTGTCTGGATCATGCAATCCATCGAACCAAGGCTGGCTTGCCAGCGCCGTTGCGATCTGCAACGCGCTCATCGCTTGGCAGCTTCCTTCATTTTATGCCGCGACCCGAATAGAAAGCCCAGAACGTAATCGAATACGATCCAGTCGTGTTCGTCCCATACGGCGATCAGCGCCTTGGCGATGGCGTTGGCTGTGTCGATGTCCAGCGCGAACTCCGTGCCGCTCGATGACAGTGCCAGCCAGAAGGTTCCGATCTTCACCGCGGCCCAGAGGTTCACGACAATATATACCGTGTACGGCCGCATGAACCCGTTGGCGACTTCGACGATGGTAAAGGCCGCAACAAGGATCGGCTTGACCAGATGAACAAGCCACCCGCCGCTTGCATCCAGCGCATCCAGCAGCTTGATCCCATAGGACGGTTGAGCCTTTCGGGCAGACACCGAATCCTTCACATCGAACTCGGCCATGCTGGCCTGTCCCTGCATGAAGGTCGTATCCCTCACGGCATTGTTGCTCTCTATCTGCATCGCCAATTCGTGAGCGTTGTCTTGCTTGCTTTGGAAATAGCCGATGATGCTGCCGATATACGGCGACACAAACCCGCTGATAAGAGAGAGAAGGGCAATCATATTGCACCGGCCTTTCGTGCGGCATCCATGAGCCGCTCAATATCTTTTTTGGTTTCAGCCTGGAAGGTTGCTGACGTGGTATAGTGTTCAGCCAGCTTGTCGGGGCGCATCATATCGGACAGGACATTCAGCTTGCTTCGCAGCACCGGCAATTCTTCGTTGATATTGTCGATCTTCGCGAGAGCCGCAGCGCCCTTGGCGTCGGCTTTGTCGGATGATTTGTTGGCGATGCCAGCCAGGCTTTCAAGACGAACGAGCCACACCACAACCGCGACCAACGCGACCAGCATGAACCAGATGTCCTTGATGCTGGCGAGGGCTTCCATTTAATTGCGCCGCATGTTCGCCGTAATCGCTTCGGCGTTTCGGGTGATGCGCTCGCTGTTCCGGTCAATACGGACGGTCACTCTCTTTTCAAGAGCTTCACCATCCGACTTGTCGAAGCGCGGGCGCTGGATAAGCTGGACGTATTGATCGTCCTTGAATTTTTCCAGAACTTCGACCCTGCGAGGAATGTCCTCAAAGCGAGCGATTGTCTTGTTTATTTCCCAAAGCTGCAAACCGGCGAAGCTGGAGATCGCCATGACGGCGGGCAAGCCGACGACCGTCATGACCTGGTGCCACGCCTTGAGTTTGGCGTTGTCAGCGAGCTTCTGGTAGCTGTTGTCGGCCATTGCTGATTAACCGCTGACTTCTGCTGACACGACCCCGCGTACGCGAGCTAGGTGGTCTTGCATTCGCTGCGTACGTTGCCCCTGTGGAGTGGCCTCAATAATGTCAGCGAGGAGACATGCCGCGTCGAACTCGTCTGTCGACAAGGGGCGTTCTCGCCCGAGTGACTGCCGCGCCTGTAGTTTATCTGATGGCATGTTTCTGCTCCTCAATAAATTGCGACAACGCCGACGCAGTCGTGCAGCTCGACCGTCTCGGTGTTCTGTGTCGTGATTTGGTACATGAGTGCGGAACCTGTCTGTCCAGAGACGTCAGCCTCAAGACGCCATAGTTCCTCACCACTCGATCCAATATCGCCGACCTTTGTCCATGTCCCGGTCGCAAGAGTAGAGCCGCTATCGATGGACATCTTGCCGATGATGTCGTCACCGGCACCGGCATCCCCATTCGTATCGAAGTCTGCTGTGCCGGGGTCGATTACGAAGTAAGCGAGAAGATCGGTTGGATTTGCTGTCGTGAGCGTTGCGTCACTCGGTTCCAGCGTCATGTCACCGACCGTACCAACAAAGGTAAATGCGTCGATGTCATCATAAGAACCCGGCGAGTTACACCCGATTGCAAGCCGAAGGTCTGCGGTAGTGGTCGCCGTCATGGTTCGTTGAAGTGTCGCCGCCGCGTAACTTGCGCCTACATAAACTTTGAACGTCCCGCTTTCTCGCGTGATACGGACCACATTACCATTGCTCACTGTTATTGTGGCTTCAGCGGAATCGTCGCCACGTGCTTCGATGGTATTGACCGTGTTTATCAGGTTGAACGGAATGTTTGAACCACTCAGCCCAAAGCCAACGCCACCGCTTGAGAACGAACCTGTGGCACTATCCAAGATAAACCCGATACCTATACCTGTCGTGCCGCCCGTTGAACCTTTCGTTGTCCAAGTGAAGTAACAGTCAAAATCACCGGAGATAAGATTGGTGTTATCGTAGATCGACCAGTTACTTGCAGTCGGTGTCACCGTACCATCCGGCGTCAGCGTAACACTGCTTGTCCCTCCCGTGAAATCGGTAGCGGTGGGCAGTCGGTCCCCCGGATTGTGGTATTTGTCGTTCGTCGCGTCATAGGTCGCATTTGTCTTGACCGCGAGGCTGTCGCTCTCAAAGTCATCGGAGAGCCAGAAGGCACCAAGAGAACCCGCGATAGACGTGGCATCGTTCTGCGCCAGAACATACGCAAGAGCAGACGCCGCCATATCCCTCGCAACTTGGTCAGAACTTGACGCCAGTGCCGTGATAGCTTGGGAGACGCGAAGCGGCGTCATCGCCGTGGCATTGTCCGTCCCGGCTTCGGCCTGGGCCTGAGAAGCAATCGGCACATCGACCGTGAAAGTTTCGTTTGCGCCGCCATTCTGCGTTGTCAGACCAACAAGACCGGACGCCAAGACTTTCGTCTCCAGGTCGTCAGGCGTCGTATCATCGCTCGACACCTTGACCCCGCCGATTGAAGCCGCCGCATCAGCCGCACTCGCAGCCGCAGCAGCCTCAGAAGCGGCAGCGTCATCTGCATCCGTGCTGGCAGCAGCGGCCGAAGCTGCAGCAGCAACCGCAGAGGCGGCCGCAGCAGTTGCACTTGTCGCTGCGCCCTCGATCTGTGACACATTCTCGGTCGATACCGTCACATCACCGTTCGCATCAAACGCCAATACCTTATTTGCCCTGGTCGCGATGACCGGTAATTCCATATTGATTGACGTCGGGTCGGTAACCGCCGCCTTGATGGCGCGGTCAACCCGCTCATCGATCTGCTGAATGAAAATAATCTCCGCGTCGAGTTGCTCATTAAGAGCCGTCGCCGAGAGATCGCCGCCGACAGAGAAGTCCGTGGTTCGCTCGATGTCTCTGGCGCCGACGATCGTGATGGTATCGTCACCGTCCGGCGTCGTCGGCACACCGGTGCCGGTCACGATGGTGACGGATCCGGTCCCGTTGGCATTGATCGTCACCGAGTAGTCGGTCGTCAATGTCAGCAGGGTAGTGTTAAAGTACACAGCAATATCGGTATTTACCAATACCTCAAAGGAGAACGAATACGGCCCCAAGCCGGCCGACCCGGTATAGACCACCTTTCTGGTCACAGCATTGATACTATAGTCGGCCATTATTCAATCCCTCCTATTGGGAAATGTACATTAAAAACAAAAATTATTCCACCATTTGCTGGATTTTGCCCAGCAGTCCATCGCTATTCCCGCCCGACTTCATCATTTTCCGTTCCTCGTATGGCAGCTTGTTAATCTCGACGTCGGCCGCCAAGCCGGGGTTTGATCTGATAACGATTGCCTCGGCCTTATCCCGGTATTCTGACATGATGTCGCGCAGTTCCTTAACCTTGTCATCCACACCCATGCGCTGATAATCCGCAGACAGGACAGTATCGAGCATCTCTTCCTTCATCGTCTTGCCGTGGATCGTTTCAATATTCATGTGCGTAATAAGCTGGTTGTATTGCTCCGGCTCGAGGCCCACGCCATCAATCTTTCGTGACGGCATGGTCAGGGATGAACCCAAGACAAACGACAGTTGCTCGATTTCCTGATCGACGGCATTATATGCGGCATCCTTGATGCGGATCGGCGACACCATCTCCCATGCCTCGCCATAGCCGGCCTGCATCTGCTCACCCCACAAGTTGAGTTTTGGCGGCAGATCTTTGGCGAAGAGGGGATTACGCGACTTCGCCTGGTTCAGCGCTTCGTAAAATCCCTTGATGATAGGTGGTGTATCTGGGTTGACGCGAGTATCGTTGATCGTCGGGTCATTATACCGCTCGATACTCGCCATCATAGATCCGCCGAACATCGGCCCCAGAACCGTGGAAGTTGCCTGCTTTGATACGAGGTTCATAGCCGCCTGCATCCGCTCTGCCGTGCTGGTGTACGACGACCCCATGATCTCTGACACGTTCGCCATACCCTGCAACATTGGCAATTGACCGAGATAGTTGGCGGCCGCCAGCGATGCGCCCATCGTCAACTGTTCCAGTTTTGACGGGTCATCCTCATACTTGGCATATTCAGCATAGTCGGCAGCGATTGCCAACACGCCCGATATCGGGTCGAACCGGGAATAACTGACTGACTTGTATGTGCCATCGTCCTGTTTGAAATTAAACGAATACGGTTGCAGGCCTTGACGTTGGAACGCCTGTATAGACCCCGGCGCCGTCGGGCCAGACCCAGTAATGATCACGTCATCGCCTGCCTCGCCGCCGGCAAACGTGGCAAAAGTCGCCATGACCGATGTGCCAAGGGCGATCTTCGCCAAAGCTGCATCGGCCTCGGCGCCACCGGCTTTGATAGCCTTGTAAAACGACGGCATCATCAGTGCTAATGGTGAACGCTCCGACACCGCCTTAACAATGTTGGACGGTGTTTTGAAGAACGGCACAAATATCTTGGCGAGAGGGTGCGACATCGTCGTCTGCATATTGCCCAAGAAACCTTCAAGATCCTTCTGGAAGGTCACCATCTCGGAGAACTTGCCGACCTCATCGATCAAATCCTGGCCGGGATTACGCATATTCATTTCATACTGGCGTTTGGCCATGTCGACCGGCATCCCGCCATCTATGGCGTCCATCATGCGACGATACGACAGCGCATGAAGCTGCATCCGGCCAGACAGACCTTTGAAGAACTCATCTTCACTGACAAGGAACCGCCCCGGCAACCGCACGGCGACACCAAGCAGATCCGTCGCCCTGCCGGCGGTGCTGACCGGATCAAGGCCAAAGTTCTCGGCAGTGATCGCCTTATTTTGTCGCGCCTCAAGTTTCGTCTTTAATCCACCCGAGATCGGCGACTCATCCTTAAATGCCTTGGCAGCAAATAGCAGGCCTTCCAGCAACCCTTGGCGAATGCCGTGCATTAGACTAAGGGCCTCGCCCATCCGCACACCCTCCGTCGACTTGGTAATGCCGCGCCTGACCGACCCGATCGCGCCGGCAATGAACCGCTCCGGTATCTGCACCCCGACAAAGGCCAGGTTGGCGCCTACGTTGACGGCATGGGTGGTAAATGCTGACAACAGGCTATTCATCCATACCTCTTGCCACACGTCTATGGTCTTGCCCAAGATGCCACGGCTAAATTGCGCCTTGGCTTCTTGTGTCGGCAAGACGGCATACTGGTGGGCGAGATAGTCGATATCGGCCTCTGTGGCCCCGTACAGGGCGTTCTGGATGCCTTCTACACGGGCAGGGTCGATGTTGATGCCGATACGGCTGGCAGCCGTCGCCCTGGCGGCCTCGGCCTGACCGCCAAGAAGGTTGGCCGCCATCTTGCCTTCAAGCGACATCGCCACCATGAAATTGCGGCGGTCTGCCGCCGTCGCAGTGCCATTGAGAACCAACTGGTTGAGGCGGGTAGTTTCAGCATTCAGTGACCACAATGCCATACGGCCGGCGATGATATCCTCGGCGGCGAGCGGCTGCCCGACAGCACGATTGAGGATCAGGTCAAATACGCCATCCTGGTTCTTTTCCGATGCCGTCTGGATCATCTGGTCAAACGAAATTGACCCCCGCTTCTGCTGCGCGACATAATCTTTATACGTCTGCAGTATCTGATCCATTAACTCTTTTTCATCTTGGGCTGTATTGACCCGCTCAAAATTGATACGCGCCACAGGAACTCCGGCGGCACGTTGCGCCGATGATGGCGAAGGAACACCGGTCGACATCACGTCAATGATGTTATTAAACGTCGCCATCTCGGCGTCTGACGGGTCGCGGATGACGAAAAAATCGCCACGCCTTTCGACGGGTTGATCGATGATGTCGCGGCCGATCGGCTTTGCATTATCGACAGCATCGAGGGCAGACTTGCCTTTATCCATGACAGCCTTCGCGCCAGCCTTTACAACATCGACAATGCTAGCCACTTCAATATTATCTGCGGGATCTGGAGCAGGGGCATCGAGCGGGGCAATATCTTCCGGCGGCACGTCAATAGGCGGCGTTGCCGTCGTCAGCATTTCCAATTGCGGCTCGTCTTGAGGTATTAGGATGTTCTCAACCATGCGCCTTCTCCCGGCGCGTGGCGCCTGTTAATCGGGTTTGTCTTGCTTGTCGAAGTGCGCCAACCAGTATTCCATTGTCTCTGGTTGCTCGCGCTCGTAACCGAGCCGCTCCAAAGCATCGTTGTGCTTCTTGCAGGCGTCGATCATCTTTTGCGCCCATACCTCGTTGGGTATGGGCGGCAGATGCGACGGGCGAAATGGTTGCTGCATCTTTTGCATGATCAGCATTGTACCAAAGTTGTACTGGTTTGTGAAAGGTCATTTAACGCCCTCCTTGCCCGTCTTGAGTTCAGGCTGGTCGGCGCCGGCGGCCAATAGCCCCGCGCCACCGATCGACAGCAGGGGTGTCTTCCCTTCCATAAACCCTTTAAAGATCGTGTCTTTGTCTCGGCCGGTCAGTTGCGCCGTGACGTCAATACGATCATTGATTAGTTCAACCACAGTTTTGAATTCTGACGCGAGGCCAGTGCGATCGCCAGAACCGAACCAACCGAGAGACTGAGCTTCGGCCGGAGACACGCCAAGTATCTCAGCAGCTTTGCGATAAATGTCAGAGAATACCGCATATTCCGTCTGCATATCCTTGCCGGCGATCTTCTGGCTTCCCAATGTGTCGTTCAGCCATGTGGCTGGGTTCAGCCTCGACGGGTCCGCTTTATATTCCTTGAGATATTCCGGCTTGATAAACCCGTCAGGGATTGACCCCGGCTGTATCTCGTTCATCGCGTCAAGGGCGCCCCTGATCGCATGTGTGTCTACCGTCACGCCGTCAAAGTTGCCGGCGACGTTCTCAGCAAATGTGTATGGCTTCGGGTTGGTATCATTGCTGATGCCTTGGTTCCCTTTTATATCTTTGAGTAACTTGCCGTGTATCCCGCTGTCGCCGATCATCATCGGATATCCATGCTCATTGATGCCGCCACTGCCAGGGCCGACGACCTCGGCTATATCAATACCGGCTTTGCTTTTTGCCGCCGCCAGTGACGCATTTCTGAGGTTCTGTTCCGTCATCGTGCGGGGGCTGGTCGCTGCATAATAAAGAGCGAAGTCTTTGAGTTGCTGACGCGCCGTCGCCTCTGGGATGCCCAGTGCGACTGCCTTATCGACCAATGGTCCGGTATGATAAAAATACTGTGCAGCAGTGCCAAGGTATGGCGTCATTCTCTCAGCCAGACGCGCCGCGATAAGATCAGTCATATCAGCGACAGGCCGCGCTCGATTTCCAAGCGGAAGTTTAACGCCGTCGGGGGCGCGTGGCACAGGCACAGGCGTTTGCGCGGCATGTGATTTGTTATACCCCTCCGGCGTTGTATCAAACATATTGTCGCCTGATGGGCTAACGCGGTCGGCCGCCTTTAATTTCATCTGCTGCGACCGAATATCCAGCACTTCCTTCATCGTCGGGAGAGTGGTGTCAGGGGCTGCCGCGTCGGTAAATTTCATGTCTGGAGTGACAGACATATCTGGGGCTAGATCAAATTTACCAACATCCTCGATCGACATCCCCACAGGGATTGGCGACTTGCCATCGGCCCATCGGCTGCTGATCATCGTCACAATATCCTGTGCCGCGCCGCTATTCTTTGCCATAGCAACCAAGCTGCCCAATCCATTAACGAGCGGCCCTAAGACAGCCCCCGGCAGCGCCCCGACTAAGCGCGAGTTGAAGTCTTGGATTGTCGCATTATCACTGGTCACAAAGTCGCTGACGATCTGTGATACTTCCTGTGCCTTGTCGCTAGGGATCATGGCGATCATCTGCGCGATGCCGTCGGCCTCAGTCTTGCCTGACGTGGCGAAATCACCGATGACACCACCGACAATGTCAGCGACAGCAGGGCCATAACCAGCCATTTTCAGCGCCCTCATAGCGGGGATCATCCCCGGCAGTGCTTGGCCCAGACCTGACGCCAATTGACCGGGAAGGGTGGTCGGCGGGTCAATGGTGGGGTCTACACCTACAGCATCAAGTGCCGCACCACCCATCGCCTCAATCACTGGGGCGCCGGGGATCATCCTATTGATTTCATGCGCCCCGCGAGCCGCGCCATGCAGCAGGCCTTGCCCCATGTCGGCAATATAATTTACCGCGCTGTCAATCGCACTAGCAGCGTCTGGTGTAACGATGTCTCCTGATATGTCGGGTTTGACGAGGTATTGATCAACTAGGCTGGGCGGCGCTGCATAACGCACCATGCCATCCCTGCCACGCTGTAATGTAAAACCATCCGGCAGACCGTGCTTCTGGTAAGTCAGGCGGTCGGTATATTCTTGGGTCAGGTCGGTCATTTCTGCACTCCCAGCCTGCGCTCATACCCTTCGATCGCGCTGCGGATGTCGAGGATGTCGTTGATAATTTTTTTATTAGTGGCATTCGCACTCGGGATCAGGCCGACTAGAGTATTTCGGTCTGCTGTCGCGTCGATACCTTGCTTCTCAAGATATTTTGCTTTTGTCTCCAAGTTGGATTGCGCCTCTGCATAAGCCTTCTCTGTCTCACGCCGCTCAATCTCGACCAGATTATCCTTAACCCATTTATTGACGTCCATCGCAGGATTGAGCGTCAACGCCTCGTTAAAATCGCCGATCGTAGTTTCATATACAGCCTTGCGACGTGCCACTTCTTCTTTATCAAGGCCAGCCGTGTCAGCCTGTGGGTCATAGCGCACTTTTGCCGAGATGATCGCTTTAGCCCTTGTCACCGATTTATCACGCTGCTGCATGACCAATTCAGTCAATTGTGTGGCCTCGGTCTGCACGATCTTACCGGCCGCCAATGATGCGTCGATCTTGCGGAAGTATTCCGACGTTGGTGCGCCGCCAATCGTGATCTGCCGCTTCAGTTCTCCCAAGCCGACAGCATCGCCAGACTTAAACCCGGTCGGGTGTTCGCGCACTGTCTCTTCATATATTGGCCTGATTTTCGGCGACATCGATGCGACTGCACTTTTCATTCCCGCCAGATCGCCATCGCGACGCGCCTGACTGAATCGATCGACTGCCTCCAAATCTGCATCATCACGCGCCGCCGTCCGTGCCGCACGTTCAGCATTCTTATCTGCAACCCGCTCACTGCGGAGTTTTCGCATCGCGCCGCGCACGTCCAGTTTTTCGTTCTCATCCAGGGCGTCGTAGGCATTCTGCATCGCGGGGCTGTCAAACCGTCCCGCCTTCGCTTGAGCGAGTGCCGCCGTAATCCCCTCGGGATGCTGGTCTGCCCAATCTTCAAGGGCCGCCTTTCGCGCCGTTGTCACCGCCTTATTGAAATCCTCGCGGCCGGATTTCTGCATTGTCGGATCATTCGCATAAACAGCATAATTGTCGATCGACTGACGAAGAACATCCAACTGCTGATCGACGGTTATGGTCTGCCCAGTCGTCTGGTCAATCATGTCGCCGCGAGCAATGATCTGCGGGGTCGCTTCGATGATCGACTGCACACCCTTTTGAGCTTTGACCTTTTTCTCTTTCAAGGTGCGGGTGGCTTCTTCGCTGATTGCCGATGACAGGGTGCTGTTAGCCATCTGCGACAAGCTGGCGCGGATTGTTGAATACAGTTCCGGCGCGGCGTCTTTGACAACCGACGACAGCCCATCCACCAGGTCGGCCAACTTGCCGCCGGGGCGAGGGGATCCAGACGACATATCTGTGAGGGACGACAGGTCAGCCTTGCCCAGTTTAATATCGGCCAGCATCATCGTCAGTTCTGTACGGGCCTGCAGGTCGATCTCAGACGCAATTTGCTGCATCTGCACCTTACGGCCAGCCTTGTCGAACGTCGTCAACTGACCGGCAAATAATTCTTCTGGATCCTTGCCCAGCGCCTTGGCATCTTCCAATTGCTTTAGTGTGATCGGGTTCTCAGCATAATACTTGGCGCCCTCGATCGCGGCCTGCTCGTCGGCAATCTTATTAAAAAAACTACCCAGCCGATCGGCACTGTCTGCCATCGCCAAAGATGACTTCTGGCTTTCGCGCAGATCAGCAAAATCGATATTGCGAGGCTGTGCGTGTGCGATGCCGCCGCCGCGATAATTGGTAAATCTTTCAGCCATTATATTGACCCCGGGTGTGCGCCGACACCATACTGTGCCTGTCCAGCGGATGATAAACCTGATGTATTAAGAGTGCCGCCACCGCCCCCGCCACCCATCGCCCCGCTACCAGCAAACATCATGAACCCCTTACCGAGAGTCCCGATGGCGCTATACAGACCAGCCTGTGCGGCCGACTTGCCGGCGGCCCGGTAGATGTTCGCCTGCATTCCAGCCATCTCGGTTGCCATAACCGCATTACGCTTGGCAGTGTTAAAATTAGATACGCCAAAACGCTGGTTGGCGGTCTTGATCGTGGCCGCCGACCCGGTCAGATTGACTTGCACCAATCCGGCACCGGCAGCCGCATTGATCGATGCATTTGACCGTACCAATCCGTCAAGCGCCTCAACGCCCTTCTGCTTGTAGGCAATCGCCTGCGACCGGCCCTGGAACTCGGCCATATTCGCCTGCGACTTATAATTTGCCTCTGCAGCTTTCCCGGCTTTGTATTGGCCGACTGCTGATATTGCCGACTGTGCGAGGCCAGCAACTGCCATTGCCATCATCGCATTATGCTCCCGCGCTTACACGATACTCTAATCCGAGTACCGTAAATTTAAGGGGCGTTAACTGCCCGATCGACACCGCAGCATCTTGGGAAAATCCCTGTATGCTATGCAGCGTTTTTATGCCTGTGAACTCAGCCACCGGGTCGCCCAGCAATGACACGTCAAATTCCCTGAACGGGATGTCGATATTGTTGATCGTCAGAGACTGCGTACTGTCGCAAATCACGTCAACGCGAAGGACGCGACGTTTCATCCCTTGTCGAGTGCCGCCGGCCTGGCGCGGATCGACTGGCATCGTCTGAACCGTCACCGTGTAATTTAGGCCCAATTGATAGCTGGACGTCGAAGCGCGGGGGAATGTCAGGTCGCCGGATGCATCCATCGTCTGCTCGACCTGCACCGCGCCATCAAGAAGCAGTTGCACATCCTCTAGCGCCAGGTGATTGCCGGCGATGGATGACGCCACACCACCGGCAACCGCGCTGTCCAACGTGTACGATGAATTGAAGGCCTCAAGCATATAAGTATCGACGGAATTGATGACCCGCTTAACGACAGCGTAGATCGTGTCGATATCCACAGAGACATCGATGAATGTGCCGTCCGTTATAAACTCGGAAGCGGCGACCACATTCTGTGATCTCAACAGCGTGTAGGCCGTCATGGTGCCGCCGTCACCATTAACAATGAGCAGCAAGTCGCCCTCATCAGTCGATGTTGCCTTCCGCAGAGCCATCCGCGTCGGCGTCTTGAGAAGATGCGATGATAACACTGATACCCGCGCAGACACATAAGTTTGCTGGGCATCGGTATAGACAAATTCGTTTAACGCTCTGCCCTGGCGTTGGATATAAAGTGTTCCGCTATCCAGACCTTGAACGCCCACACCTTCCTTAGTGCCATTGCGCGATGCAAGACGGACGACGAAGTTTGACGGCGTAATAGGTTCAAGCGTGGTCTGCGGGACATAAAATTCACCACCGGTAGTCAAAAATTGCAAGTCGCGTCCAGAGAAGATTTCGACAACAGCGTTTAACTGGTTGGTATCGATCGTCGCCTCAACTGCGGCGTCGTCCAATCCCTCGCCCTGGTCGTGATTGAAGAACTCGCCGACGCGGGATCCCCACACGGTAGATGGCAACGCCTTCGACCCGCCGTGATATAGCCGACCTTCATGGAATGTCGCAGTGCGGGGCCAGCCGCGCAGCGTTGACCAGGCGTCCTCGTAGCCGCTCTCCAGTTCCCAATCACCTGACGCAATCGCAGATGTGTCAAAGAACGGCACTTCGACGTAGGCCTTGACGACCGTCGCCGACGTGAACTCAACGATGCG